TAAAGTGAAAAATGAGTTTTTTTTGAGTAGGTTTTACTTTGAGATTTATTTTTTTGGACATTTATAAATGTCCATTTTTACTTTTCTCAGATTAAAACTCAATAAAAAAAAAACTCATCATTTCCATTCCTTACCGATGACTGCATAATAATATATTATTAGGATTCGTCTGTTTTTTGAAACGATTAACCCGTAAAAAATGTAATTTACAATAAATATTACATTTTTCTATAATAATAGCAGACTGCTTAGATCGAAGATGGAACTGCATTGATGTCATTTGTCGCTTCATTTGTCGCTTCATTTTTGTCTGTTTCGGTTTCAGAAGTAGATATAGGAATATCGATAGTTTTTACGATTTTATTCTTGGTATTGCTTTGTTGCAATAAATATAAACCACTATCTTTTAAGTTCGCCATAGTGCTAATAATATTATCATATGTAATCCCACATATAAGATTTGAACTGTCTAAATATTGAACACTATACCACCAATAAGGAGGAATATACAACATCTGTCCTTCAGTAATATCGAATTCTAAAAATTTCATTTTATCCATTTCGTGGAAGAATTTACGCTGCGGCTTCCATATGTTAATCGGCGATCGGAACTCAAAACAATCATAATCATTGATTGGATATAGATATTTACAGCTTTTCCACGGTGTGAGTTTGATGCGAACCTTACCACTATGGACACTAATAAAATGTCTGCAATGTTTATGAAAGCGGAAAGGCATGCAAGATTTTTGAGAACCAGACATAATATCATATTTGGTTTGAACAGTCATAGGTGGTCTTAAAAAAAGGTCATTTTCTTTAAAATGTTTGAAAAGTCCAGCTTCTTCCACAAAAGTATCATTGTCTTCGGTAATATAATTACTGTGCGTATCAGTTTTCATTAGAGACAAAGAACTTTGCAGCGGCATTACTACATAGTCGATGTCAATGTTCTCGTTCCAGTAATCTTGTGTGTCCTTCACTTTCACATCATATACGCCGAGTTCTTCAATCGTTTCTGAATTTACTTTGTCGAAAAAATCTGGATTCACATTGCGATAATTAAAAACAGAAGGTTGCTTAACATCGCAAACTTCTTGAAGATATTTATTATCACTATACTCAAGTTCGTAAATCTCTAAATCTTCACTAGTTTTGTATTGATTTGAAATGTGAATATACATCAGTAAAATAATAATAAAGAGTAGTAAATGAAAAAACAGATACATTATACACAATATATATACTATATATCGTGTATTCAAATCAATTAGGTGGCAAATATTTATACTAGTTATAATTTTAAATGTTCAACGGTTTAATCGTCGCTCATTTTTGGCGCCAAATAAAACACCATTTTGGCATCGTCTTCGTCAAGTTGGTATGTAATTTTCATAGGATAATTATCAGTAAGTAGAATTTCAACTTCTTTCGAAATTTTGTTATACATACAAATATTATGCAGACGGCTTAGACTGAATGATATATTCATAGTATTATCTTCTGTAATGGAATAAGAAGTTAATTCGTCAATATCGATATCTGCCATCATTTTCCCGGATTCGCTGCTGATAGAACATAATTGTATTAGTTCTTCCGTGCATTTGAACTCTATTGTGTCTCCAAAAATTTGCAATTGGTTAATAATCTCAGCAAATTTGCTAGAAGGTATCATAATATCAGCGTCGCTTTCGAATACCGGAATCTCCAATGTATCAATGTCTATTTCCATAAGAGGTATTTCAAAATGTTTATCGAAAATCGTTTTATTGTCGCTGACAAAATGAATGATCAACTTGTCGGATTGGTCTGGGTCAAATACAAGTTGTAAGCTCTGTTGTTTATCTCGTGTATTCAGAACTTTGAATAAAATATCAGCATTGACACCTAAAATGATAGGTTCGCTGTGTGTATAATCGTATGTATTAAACCACTCATTCGGAAGATAAATTTCAAAAATGGAAACTCTACTAGAGTCCATTGTTTGTAAATACATCCGATCTTCATAGAATGTTATATTCACATTATTTGTAAATAGTTTGACGTGCTGAAATAGGTTGCAAAACTTTTCAGCGCGAGAGGGGTCAATAATTTCAATATTCATTATAATTATTGTATAATGAATGTTTTATATGGTTGTATTATGAATTAATTTTTCAAGTAAATATTTACTTTCTACTTTATTATATATATTAACGTCTTGTATCTGCTGATTGCCACTAAAACTAGAAAAAAAGGCAGATAAAGTGGTGAGCACTTTTGGTGGATTATATATATGCATAACAGATATATGTTTATTGAAATCAATATTTGCCATTGAACAAGCATCGAAAAACATAGGATATATTTGCTTGAACCTCTCGTGTGAAGTAATACTATATGTATCCATATTTACGTGAAAAATAAAAGTGTTATATTGCGTTATTAGGTGGTTGAATATAGACATAGTATATTGCACAATCTCGGTCATATTATGAACGTTCGCGTAATTTTTGAAAACAGTATAATCAAAGAATAAATGGTTCGAATTAGGGAGTATGTAAATTGTATTATGAAACAGAGTTTGCAAGTCTATTTGATTAGCAACCGCGGACGCACATTCATTTTTCTGAGCATTTTTAAAAAAATGAGTTTTGGTATTGTTTCGATAATACTCATTTTTTAATGCGTCTAATTTATTTAATATATTCGGATCCATATGGTTGATTGGTATATTAACATGTCTTTATATTTTATATTATTTACAATTAATTCTTATTTAGTTCTTCATTATAGTTTCCTCCAAACTTTTGATATTCTCACTGGTTGATTCATCCATATTCACATTGGTCGATTCATCCACATTCTCAGTAATTATAGTAGGATTTGCGTGTGATTGATTACCCATATCAGATAAAATATGTATTCTCTCGTCGTGAAGAGACTTATTTACGTCCATCGTAAATGTCTGCAATTTCAAAAGGGCATCTTTTAATTCTCCTAATTCAGTAGCTAATATTTCAAATCGCGAATTAAATTCGTCCATTACTTGTGGTGCAAAAACCGAATTTACATTATCAATTGCTGGGGTATTGTCTTCTAATGTTTTTAATCGTTTGTCCAATAAAGTCATATATTGTGATAATGTCATCCCCTTTGGGTTAGGTTGAATTGTAGTTTGCGGTGTAGGTAGGTTGTTATCAATAACAGCCGGGGGCTGACCTTGAATATTTACTCTTCGTCGAATAGCAGCAGCATTACCGGCACTCATTATATATTCTTATTATATTGTGAAATCTCTATATGTATATCTATGTAAATATTTTTATGCTGACATATCCATTTTTAGTTTTTCGTGATATTTATAGGGTTCGGTCCATTCAATGTCATCAATCGTATAATCGTTGATATTTTCTCGACAATTTTTGATATTAATTTTGGGAAAGGGTAATGGTTCTCGTTCTATTTGAATTTTCAAAGTTTCGATATGGTTTTCATATATATGTGCATTGCCCATAAAATGGACAAATTCGTCTGCTACTAACCCACAATGCTTGGCAATAATATGAGTAAGAAATGAATAAGACGCGATATTGAATGGTACTCCTAGACCGATATCTCCACTGCGTTGATATAGAGAACAAGACAAATATTTATTTTCTCTTACGTGAAATTGCATCAAAACGTGGCATGGTGGAAGTGCCATCTGGTAAATTTGACAAGGATTCCACGCAGATAAAACAAGTCGTCTAGAATTCCTCCCTTCTGGATTTTTGAGGGCATTAATAATGTATTGCAGTTGATCTATACCCTGTCCCTGATAGTTAGTATGACAATCCTGATATGTTGCATTGAAATGTCTCCATTGATGCCCATATACTGGGCCTAAATCGTGTTCTTCATTGTTTACTAATCCACGACTGTCTAAAAATTCTCTGGTTGAATTCGCATCCCATATATGCACATTTTTTTCTAGCAACTTACGATTGTCAGTGCAACCATTAATAAACCAAATAAGTTCATTGAAACAAGTTTTCCAAGCAACTCTTTTAGTAGTAAGCAATGGAATAATACCATCTTTTAGTGAATATCTCATAGAATACCCAAACAAAGATTTCGTTCTACCGTTTCTACCTTCTTCCCAAGTCCCCTTTTCCATCACATCACGGATAAGTTGAAGATACTGTTGCTCCTGGTGTGCCATTTATATGTAGGTTCTGCATATATATCTTTATATATTTTCTATAGGTTCTCTATATACGAATGGAAATTTTACAAGAAGCGTCTAGTCTTACAAAAAAAACTTTTATATCACATGTCTTTTCGATGACAGAAGATAGCAATGCAGAGGTATTGAATGTTATACAATACGCATTAATGGGCATTATTCCAATTGTATTGTTAAACAAGAGTATCCAACGTTTTATTCCGGAAGCTGACCCCGATAACTCTTCCATCGAAATTTTAGCAGAAGTTGCAATTCAGACAGTTGTTATGTTTGTAGGTATAATTATGGTGCATAGGTTCATTACTTTTATTCCTACTTATAGTGGATTTAAATACGAACATTTACATTTGACTAATGTAATATTGGCATTTTTGATAATCGTATTAAGCATTCAGACGAAATTAGGTATGAAAGTAAATATATTGTTTGATAGAATACTCGAGCTATGGAATGGGCCTTCTTATGAAAATATGGAGAACAAGAAAAATGTAAAGGTTTCGAAACCTGTTTCGCAACACAATACAAGTCAAGCAGATTATTTAGGAAATAATAATATTCAAGATGGTTCCTTCCCTCCTGCACCCGTTGCTACAACTCGTCAAAGTAGCAATATGGATAACTATGATAATATGATGGGCGGTGGGGGGAATTCGTTTCAAAATGCTGCACCTGAACCAATGGCAGCAAATAGTGCAGTAGGTGGGTTTGGTAGCTTTTAACTTTTGAATGTAAAAATATAATTACACTTCAGTAGATTACAAATTTAATCTACTGAATTTATTTCCATATGTTATATTAGATGAGCACAGAAGAAAATAAAATAACGATGAATATAAATGATATAAGCGGCAATTCCCAAAATAATAATAATACAACTATAGAGGATGCACCGATTACAACAAACGAATTAGTAGATATACCATTAGATACAAAAAATAAAAATAGAGAACCAAATACATTAACTGATTATTATGGTGATTATGAGACTAGAACTGATAAAAATCAATGGTTCAAACAAGTCGAATATGTGATTTTTAAAAACGAATTGAAATCTGTTCGTAATAATAACAAAGTTGTATTGAAAGAATGTAAAGAGAACAAACGTCTGTTAGATCTAAAATATAATGACCTGAATAATTTAGTAAATAATATACAGACATCAGTTATTTTTTGTTCTACCATTTCTGGGTTTATACAGGCTACCAGAATTCAATTTGGTATTCCAGATAATACAGTAGCTGTGGTTTCAATATTTATATCAACTTACATTTCGCTACTATTATCCATATCGAAATATTATAAACTTGATGAGATGAAGGAACGTATTCAAACATTACGTGAGAAGTTCTCTCTTTTACATAATCAGTTGGACCATAGAATGGATGTAATAGGTCCTTGGGGAAATAAAGACATGTGGATTTACCAAGACCCGAAGAAAAAACTATTAGAATGGGCAAAACTACACAAATCATTGTATGTTGAATATAACGAAATAATAGACAATAAGAAAAGCTTGATTACTGAGTTTGAGATTATTATGGACTCAAAGACTCGAAATACATACCATCTGAAAAATCGACAACTCAATTATAACAACCGACAACAATTGTATCAATGGGACAAAAAAGAAAGTGATTTAGAAAACCATCAATCTACCGCTGACCGGCGACCTTCATCCATTATTCTGCAGCACGAAGGATTAGATAATTGGGGATATAGTGATACCGATAGCGATTAATAAAAAAATATATAAAATTGATTATATATTTTTATATATTTCATTACACATATAACAACATAATACTATGTTTAAATTCATTCCTAGAAATGCGACTACTCGTGCGCAGAGTAAAAATGCAAACCTTATTATAAAAAACGACGACTGCGATGAAGATGACGAAGAAGGCACAGACACTTTACGTAAAATCACACGTGAGAATAATCATATTTATTATCACGCAGAAGTTGATAGAGGGAGCATTTTTGAGATGATAGAGCTCCTTCGTAAATGTGAATTAGACAATATCATCAATGCCCATAAAATGTGTATCGATGATATTCCAATCTATCTACACATCAATTCGTTTGGAGGATCTATATTTGACGCGCTGACCGGAATCGATGCAATTCAATCGTGTAAAGTCCCGGTCTATACTATTATTGAAGGATCGACTGCATCCGCTGGAACATTATTGAGTGTTGTCGGTGCGAAACGGTTTATGCGTCCTAATGCATATATGCTAATTCACCAATTATCGGCTGGAGCTTGGGGGAAAATGGTAGAATTGGAAGATGACTTTGAAAATAATAAAATTTTGATGGAAAAAATTAAAAATATTTATATCAATAATGCCAACATTCCTAAGAAACAACTGAATGAGGTTCTGAAACACGACTTATGGTGGGATTTTGAAAAATGTAAAAAATTTGGTTTAATTGATGAAGAATGGAACCGATCATAAAGATTAGTTAGGACGGCGAGTTTGCATATCCATGGAGTTAACCAACTCCATTTTTTTCATAGACTTGTCAAATGCATTGTCTTTCTCAATATTCGAGAACAAATAATCAGTGTTCGGGCTGTGCTCATTCTTTTTGATTTGTTTGTAGATAGAGTTGATTTTCTTAACAACTGTTTGTATTACTTCTTTGTTCTTTACCAATTCTATATCGGTTCTTACCGTCTCTGTCAATAATGATACTGCAAAATAAAGGAGATAACGTCGTTTTTTACTAGAGGCAGTAGTATATTTTATGCAAAATAAAGAGAACAATGATTGTATTGTTTGTTGAATAAATTCTGATTTGTCATTGCTAGAATCTAGAATGGTATCCCATAAAATCCATATTATATCATTGCGACACTTTGCGTCTACATTTACAAAAGAACGACTTTCACAAGTGCTTTTATTCTTCTTCTTCTTACATAATGCTTCAAACTCGATTGTCCATTCAATCCAATAGCAAGCGTTTAACATATTTCTCTTTTCTGGAGAAATATTATAGGCAAACTCGTTCGCTGGTATAAAAAATTCTTTGGGGTCATCTTTTTTGAACACTGGTCCAATAAAGTTCATATTAGGGGCAATCAACTTTTCAGATATTTGCGTCATATCGAATTCTTCTTTGCGTTTGATTTTGACAGGTTCAATGCTATTCTTCATTTCGGATAAACAAATTGTGCTTGTTATTTCTGCAAATAATTGTCTAACGGTTGGATGATTTCGGAGATTTAATTCAGTCAAGAACATACCTTGCGACATTATGTTTTTGAAAATGGCATATCGTTTTTCAAGATACATAGCAATTTTGGGATTACCTAAATGAATATATTTACTAACATAGTGCAAATATATTTCCCACAATTCACCAAAATGGCCAGCACATAGCAATTCTGCTGACCAATAGCAAGCTTGCTCTATTTTACCCTTTTTCATATTATCGATTAATTGTTTTCGCACCTCTGTTTTTTTGAATCCCGACAATGAAATTCCCTTGAAATCTGCCGGTGTTCGAATATCATTTATTTCGGTGTTATCTCCTACAGTTTGCATTTCATCGTCATCCATTATAAGTTGCTGTAATTATATTTTTGTCTATGAAAAATATAAAGTATTCAAACTAATTAGTATAATGTATCGGATACGATTCTTTTCCAGCTTTGGCGAATCGACACAATGTAAAGGAATATTTGAAAGGTTATGTGAGACGGACTTAATTGATAATTATGGCCCAGATAAAAAAATATATATAACGAATGACGATGACTATACCCACGCAGTTATTTTGAATATTGCCCAACCGAATTTGCGGCCAGATATACCTAAGGCAAATGTGGTCGGTCTGGCGTTTGAACCTATTCCTTATTTGGGTCTCACAACCAGTTTTTTGGAATATGCAGAGAAGTATATTGGCAAGTATTATGTAGGAGATAAAAGCAACCTACCAGACCCTTTTGTAGAACATTATAGTTATATGTGGCATAGCACACCTTTGAAATACATACCTGAGAAAAAGAACTGTATGTCTTTGATGATTAGTTTGAAATACCAAATGCCCGGCCATAAATATAGGCACGAGATTGCAAAGAGAATATTGGAAGAGAAATTACCTATTGACATTTTTGGAAGAGGATGTGCTATATATAATACTACATCCAGTCATTTAAAAGGAAATTTCGAGAATATTGAACCTTATGAAAGCTATGATTTTCATATTGCCATTGAAAATATTCAGTCGAATCATTATTTTAGTGAAAAAATCACAAATACTTTGTTGTGCGGCACTACTCCTATCTATTTAGGATGTAAAAATATTAACAGCTACTTTTCGGAAGAAGTAATTGGTCTGTCGGGAGACATTGACCAAGACATACTACTTCTTAAAAATATACTTCGAGAACCAGAGAAATACAAGAGAACAATTGATGTAGAAAAGGTGAAAAACAGGATTTCTTTTGTGAAAAATGTGGATTCTATTTTTTCATAAATATATAGGGATAAGATTATATAAGAATGGATGCAGTTGCTAAGATTATAAAGACTTTTACACCCTTGGATTACCAGACAAATAATTCGTGATACACTTTTTTATCGAAGAAATTTTCGTTGGTTAAATTGCGTTTTTTTGTTTATTGTACAAACAAAAAAAACAATAGTTGGTTGTATTTCTTTTTTATTATTTCACATATTCTTCACAAGTATCGTATTATTCATCACCATCATTATACGCCTCAAATCCCCACCCTTTGAATTTATGCAGGTTTTGAGGATGAAATCGGTCTTTCATCAAGTCTTCCTTAATCCCCCCACGAAACATTCTATCTTTCATATCCTTGTAATCGTATGTGAATATATTTGGATTAATAGACAAGAACTGCCAACTTACTTTATCCAAGTTTTGTTCCAAGATAGGAATCGCATTTGGATTGAAAGACAACCTAGTCCAATCCACTTTATCCAATTTCTTTTCCAATAGATGAATCGCATTTCGATTGGAAGACAATCGAGTCCAATCCACTTTATCCAAGTTTTTTTCCAAGATAGAAATCGCATTTGGATTGTGAGACAACCAACTCCAATCCACTTTATCCAAGTTTTTTTCCAGAAT